CACCGCAGCCGCCGTCGGTCTTGGCCACGGCCGTGCCCGCGATCCCGTTGACCCAGAGCCGTTTCGTTCCGGCGCCGGCGTCGAAGACCCCGATCAGGACCGCCCATGCGCCCAGTGAGAGCGAGGGGCCGCTCGCGTTGGAATCCCAGCCGAGGTTGTCAGCCTTTCTCGTCTCGAATATCGTTACGCCGGCGGCCGTCGTGTAGATCGAGCAGGCGTATTTCGAGATCAGGTAACGGTTTACGTCGAACGCACTGGGGCAGATCAACGCCAGCATCGTCAGGCTGCCGGCAATTTGGAGGTGCGGTCCGTCGGTGATGCTGATGGAATCGTTCGCGCCGTCCAGGGTGGTCGCCCGGCCGTAGGGCGAAACGCCCCAGATCGTGGCGATGTCGGCCGCGGTGATCGCCCCCTGGCTGCCGTAGCCGCTCCAGTCGCGGACCGTCGGCCCCGAGCCTTCGCCCAGCAGCCAGGCCCCGACCAGGCCGGCCGACCAGGGCGGCCTCACGCGGACCAGTTGTGGCGGCTTCGCGCGCATCCATCACCTCACTGGCCGTAGCCGACGCCCTGGTAATAGACCGCGTGATCGGCGGCCGTCGCCGAGAGGGTCGAATCAGATTCGTTGTCGAACACCAGCGTCCACCGCTTCGGGAGGACGCCTCCAAAGGCCGCGGCGATCGACCACGGGCCGAACTCGTAGCTGGTGCTTTGCGTGGCCGTGGCGATCCGCCCAAGGAAAACAAGGTTCTCGGCGACGTCCGCGTAGGCCGCATCGCTGCCAGAGCAATCGCCAGAGAACGTCACCCCATCATCCACCGAGGCGGCGGCGTAGACATCGATATAGTCGCCGGCGCCGGAGCCGGTCCCCGTCTTGATCTTTCCGCCGACCAGGGCGTCGCAGTGGCCGAGCGTGTCGTTTTGGACGGCCGTCGCCTGCCGCTTCGAGGTGTCGGTCAGCCCGGCCAGCGTGACCGCGATCTGGGTGGACGGGCCATAGAGTTCATGGGTATTCATAGTCAGGGGTCAGGGGTCAGGGGTCAGTCCACCCGCTTGGTTCGGAGGTAAAAGCAGTCGCTATCCGGGCCGACCCTCGACCAACAGGGCTGGCCCTGGTGGGTCAGCAGCTCGCATGTCGCCGCCTGGCCGCCGATGGTTTCATCGATCAGGTCGCCCCGCTGGGGCTCGGTCGGCTCGCCGCCCAGCAGAAAATCCGCCGCCAGGATCAGGTAATTGCGGGTGGCGAACTCGACCGTCCCGCCGTCGTCGCTCTCGACCTCCCACGAATCGGCCTCCGAAATCGCCGTCATCGCCTGGCTCTGGTCTCCCCGGCGGAGGGTCACCGTCACGCCGTAGACGGCGAAATAGTCCTCTTGCACCACGGCGCAGTCGGCGTCGAACTCGGAAGCCATCGCCAGTCCTCCGCCTCCGGTGACTCGTAAGGCCAGGAGTCAGGGGTCAGGGGTCAGCGTTCAGGGTCGGAATCCCCAATCCCTAACCCCCGATCCCTTCTTCAATCTCACGCGGCCAGATCGGTCGCCCGAACCGCCAGGTGGTTGATCCGGATCTCGCCCGGCGTGTCATTTGCCCCCTTCTCGATGTGCGCGATCAGCTTGAGCGGGCCGGTGGCCGCGTTCAGCTTGAACACGCTCGCGGGCAGGACGTTCACACCGTTGATGTAAATCTGGATGTCGGCCAGATTCCGGCAGTCCATGCGGAAGTCGAAGTAGGTGTCGTCCACCGCGTCCACCAAGGTGTCAACGGCCGCGACCGTGGTGGTGCCGTCCGCCGATTGGGCGAGAATGGAAAGGGCCGTGCCGTCGAAGTGCAGGGCGCAATACTCCGTGATCGAATCGAAGCTGGAGGCGTGGGTCCCGTTGGCGATCCCCACGTTGATGTCCACCGAGGCCTCGTCGCCGATGCTGTAGACCGCGATCCGCCCCTCGACAATGAACGGGACCGTCACCGGGACCGAGTGCTGGGAGAGGACATCGACCTTTTCGGCCTCGGCGTGGCTCGTGGCCAGGGCCAGCTTGGCGTACCCCGGGCCCATCGTCATCGCCGGCGCGCCGTCGGTGGTGACGATCGCCGTGTCGGTTGGCCCCCGCATCACGTCGATGATGTACTCGGGCTTCTTGTTGAGGTCCGCGATCACCGTGGTGTCCGTCGAGGCCGCGTCGGCCACGGCCACGCCGGCGGAGAAATCGCCGCCGGCGACGGCCTTGAGCGGCGTGGCGCTGCCGGCGGATCGGTCCCAAAAGATCTCGTCCCCTTCCAGGATCACCACCCCGGAAGTCTTGGCCAGCGTCACCTGGCCGCTGGTCTTCAGCGTCGCGGGCTCTCCGGCGGCCGGGGATCTCAGGCCGCAGACGAAGGCGGCCCGGCCATCCGTGAGTTGGATCACCTCGCCGGACGTGTAGCCGCCGGTCGGCGCGGTCACGTCGATCGTGTCCGCGTCCTTGTGAAGGGTGGCTTCTGCCATTTTCTTACCTCATTTCTTGGTTGTTGACATTCAGTTCAGCTATCGATTCGCCGAAATCAGCATTCGGCGTTCAGTGTCCAGCGTTTCCTCACGCCCCCGCGCCGGTCGACTTGTACCATCCGCGGTAGCCCATGAAGGCGGCGCCGATGTCCAGGTTGATGTCCCAGCCCATGCCCCATTGGCCTTTGTTCCAGACGTTGGATCGCAGGATGGGGAGTCGGCCAGTGCCGCGGCGATACACCACACGGATTGCCTTCGCGCCGCCCGTCGTCAGATACCATGCCGTATCGGACCCCGTGCGCACCGCGTCGGTGCGCGGATCGACGACGCCGATCACGCCGATGCGGTCGTCGACGCGGACTTGAAGCCCTTCCTTGGCGATCAGGTTCAGCGGGGCGTACAGCGGATCGCTCGAATCGGCGAACAGCTTGGCCAGGGCGGTTGCGCTGGTCAGCTCCAAGGCCAGCCATTCCAGCTCGGCCGGCACGATCAGGAACCGCGGCCGAAGGTTCAGCGCGTTGTTGTTCTCGCGCTGCTTGACGACCGCCGTGATGCCTGCCTTGAGATTCGCCGACGAGAGGACCCCGGTGCCAAGGTTCGCGTGGGTGGCCAAATCGAACACCGCAATGTCGTCCGAGATCAGCGCGGGGTTCTCGTTCATCATGGCATAGATCAAGTCGGGACGGAGACGGCCGCCCGCAACCCCAAGCTCGAAGGGCATGCGCATCAGCGAGCCCAACCTGTCGTCCAGAAAATCTTGCTCGTCGAAGCCGAATTGCCGGGCAAAGCGAACAAGCCGGTAGGTTTCATGGCTGTCGGAGATCGTGGCGTGCTTGGCCGTGTCGTTGCGCGGCAGCTTTTTGAGGCGGGCGTCTGCGCTGAGCGAGATGTCCTCTTGCGGCAAGAAGTTCGGTACATCCTCTTCGTCGCACCAGCCAACCGTCGTATCGCCGACCGTCTGCCAGCCCTCGATCAACTTCGCGTAGACGGACGTGCCGAAGACGTAGCTGAGTGTCCCGCCCGAACCGGCGGCCCGGGCGTGATAGAACAGCTCGTCGGGGTTGAGATACCACCGCCCGCTGTTCTGACGCACGCACTCGCGCAGCAGATCGATGGCGGAGATCCCGCGCAAGCGCTCGGCCCGGTCGGCGTCCTGCTCGGTCAATGTCAGGGAAGGCCGCGGCTGATGGAGGCCGTCGTGCAGCCGATGTCTCGTGGGATCGACCCCGAAGTTCATCAGCATGGCCGCCGACAGGCTGCGGACGTTCAGGTCCTGCTCGCGGCTGCGGCTGTGGATCGCCGGGCCGACCGGCGCGGCGCGTTGCTCCCGGACGGCGCGAAGAAATTCGCCGCTGGCCCGATCGAGGTTCCAGCCCTCGTGGGTCGCCCGCAACCGCAGCTCTTCCGGGACGTCCGTCCCCGCCAGCTCGTGGATTTGTTGCACCCGGATCCGCTCGTCGGCCACGGCCCGGCGGGCGATTGTTTCGACGAACGCCGCGGGCGGGTTCCCGGGCGGATTCGCGGGCGGATTTGCGGGCGGGTTCGCGGGCGGATTTGCGGGCGGGTTCCCGGGCGGATTCGCGGGCGGATTTGCGGGCGGGTTCGCGGGCGGATTCGCGGGCGGGTTCGCGGGCGGATTCGCGGGCGGGGGATCGGCCGGCGGCGGATCGCCGGGTTGCGGACCGCCCTCGGCGGCCGCGTCGGCGCGGGCCCGGTCGGCACTTGACAGTCGCGCGTAGAAGGATTCGGCCTCCGCCTCGGTGGCGTCGTCGGCCAGACCCTTGGTTTCGAGATAGGCTCGTAATCGTGGGTTCATCGCAAGAAAACCCTCCTCGGTTTTGGTACGGATCTTGGCGCGGGGGTCCGCGCCGATGCTTGTGAAACTTCCCTCCATCGGTTGCCACGACGTGTTGATCAGCAGCGGCCGGTCCTCCGGCGCGGTGTAGGTCTTCCCGCGGATCGTCTTGGACTTGCCCGGCTCGATCCTGATCGTTTTGAGCGGGCCGGCACCGATCGACACGTCGGTCAAATCCCCTTCGCGGACCTTCATCCAGACGTCAGGATGGGCGCTGGAGACGTGGACCGTGCCGATGAGCTGCTCGCCCTCAACCCGCATGGTGCGGATGGATCCCAGGTGAGAATCGAGCGACCGGCGGGAATGCGTGTCCAGGAGCGGTATCTGCGGCGAGAGCTTCGCCCCGGACATCAGGTAGACTTCGAGCACCGGCTCCCAAGTCCGCAGATCGATGGAGAGCCCCATGTCCTCGGTGGCCAGCACGGCGTCGACCGTCCGGGCCTCTTCGTCGATCGTCTTGGGCTGCAGCGCGGCCAGGCGGATGTGGAGCGGTTCGGCCGGCCGGGAGCGGACGTGCAGGTCAGACGGTCGCATCGGCTTCCTCCTCTTCCTCCTCGCGGTCCTGCTCTTCCTCGCGGTCTTCCTTCTCGCCAGGTTCCTCGCTGGCCGGTGGGGCGGAGCGGTAGGACATCGCCGGCGGCAGGGGCGGCAGCCCCATGCTTTCGCGGAGCTGATTGGTGCGGACCTCGGCCTGGAATACCGTTTCCTCGTCGTAACCGCGGGCGGCGCAGGCCATGGCAAAGGGAAGCGTGCCGTTTTCCAGGCCGATCCGCTCGGCTTGGGCTTCCTTGGTGGGATCGACGTGCGGAGGCACCGACCAGCGCCAGGTGAGCGTCACACCAGGCGGCCGGCGGCGCAATGGCTCCACGGAAAACCGCGCCTCATCGACCACGAGCCGGAACAGCCGGGAGAGCATCCCGGTCGAATGCGGCGACCCGCTGAGCCACATCTGGAGGCCGGCCACGGCGCGGTGGTAATTCTGCCCGTCGAACCGGGCGCTGGAGTAATTGTGCCTGGCCGAGTCCAGCCGGATCGTCATCAGCGGCATGCAGACCGGGCGGCCGATTTCCGACTGCCGCTCCCGGCGATAATCAACGTAGTTCGTGGAGGGCTGCTCGGGCTTGATCTGCGTGGGCTGCCAGCCGGGCGGGCCGGTCCATTGCTGCCGGCGCTCGATCGAAGTCGTTTCGTTGACCTCGATGTAGGTGGCCTGGGGATGGTTCGTGTGCCAGACGATCCCCGCATCGGCGGCCTGGCGGGCCGCGTCCAACACCTGGTCGTCGTAATCGCGGAGGTCGGCCGCCGGATTCAGGCCGCCGGTCAGCCAGGGATAGCCGCGGAGCTGGTCTTCCTCTTCGCGCAGGAACTCGTGGACCATCAGGTCCGGCGGGATGGGCGTGTAGTCGCCAAGCGAGACCTGGCCTACACCGAGCGGCGAGGGATTTTGGACGTAGTATTGCCTCGGCGCGCCTTCCGGCGAGAGCCGCATCCCCATGAAAACGCCCGGATCGCCAAGAAAATCCAACGGCGTAGCCAGCCGCCGGCTGTGGATCGGCTTGACCCGCAACGAGACCGGGCCGCGCTGGTCGGTGCCGGTCACCAGTTGCGCCAGGATATCGCCGGCCGTCCAACAGGCGTGGATCGCCTGCTTCAGCCAAGCTGCGCCCGAGATCCGCGGATCCGGGCAAGGAGCATAGAACCATTCACGCCAGACGCCCTCGGCTGCCTCGTTCCATTTGGTATCGTCCGATTGGACCTGGAGCGTGGGCCCGTCGCTGCCCACGATGTCCTGGGCGTGCGTATTGATGATCCCCTGGACCAAGCCGTTGTTGGCGGCCTCGTATTCCGACCGTGTCCGGAGCGTCTCCAGGCGGGTCAGCAGGTCCAGGTTGATCGATTGGCCCGTGACGTCCTGCCAGTGCGCCCGGTTCAGCCGGTTCGTCTCGGCCGCCTCCCAACGGCGAAGACAGAACGGACCGGGCTGGCCGGCCCGCTCTTCCGGTCCCAATCGGCGCGCGGCCTCGGGCCCCGGGAGCCGCAAGGCGCCCACCAGCCGCTGGCCCAGACGGCCGATCTTAGTCGCTAGCCCGGGCATAGGTGACGTTCGTTCTGCGGATGCCGCCGGCGGAGGATTGGGCGGCCCGTTCCAAGCGGGCCTGGCAGCGCTGGATGAAGTCGGCGATCGCGGCGGAGTTCCACGAAAGGGCCATCGAGCCGGCCCCGTCGCTGCGGTTCGTGTCGGCCATGGTCGCCACAATGAACTGGGCGGCCTCGGCCTGCCGCATGGCCTCGTCGTAATTCCCGCCGTCGAAGGCGGCCAGGGCGGCCGCCCTGCGTGTATTCAGCTCAGATACGCTCATTCCATCAGCACGGCCTCAACCTTCCCGATCTGGATCGTCGAGAGCTTCAGCCCTCCAGCCTACGGGCGGGCTGGCCCATTTTGGGCGGGCTGGATTCCAGGACGTGGAAAGATGAGCGGGCGGGGGGGAAATGCTGAATGCTGAACGGAAGAGATAGGCTGGCGAGACACCCCCCGCAACTCCACTCCG